GTCTTGCCCTATATCGCGGGTACTTTTTTCAATCCCCTACCCATTTCGGTGAATTCTCAAACAATTCATAATGATGTCACTCTACTCTCTCATGGCAGGTGGGTGGGGTCCCTGCCGCTCCCGCCGGCGGCAGGTCCAGTCAAGTCAAAAGAGGAAAGCTGTCGACTGCATCGATGACCTGACTGGTGGCCGTGCGGATGGTGGGAGTGTTCATCATAAAGGGATGCTTATATCAAAGCATGGGTGCGGAAGGGGGGAGGTATGCATGCCCATGCTGTTGATGGTGTTGGTTGTGTGGATGGTGGTGTGTGTGTGGTTGGATGGATGCACCAGGCCCGCGCTTAGTTCGGGACGGAATCAGTCCAGAAGATTCCGAAGGCCACCGCCCCGTGAATGAACCAGCCCCCGCAAAATGTCCTGCGTGCGCTGCTTGTCTGCCTCGCTGGATTCGTAGAGCTTGTGTATCTCTGCATGGGATGCACGGCTCACAGGTATGAGGTTGGCTTCGGTGAACAGCTGGGTCCTGTCTTCATCAGCCGGAACAATGTGGTGGACTGTCGAGGCATACTCAATGCGCCCATTGTACTGAGCCCACGGGTCCAAGCCGTTGAACTTCTGGATGATGTAAGCTCTCAGCTTCTGCCAGCGCTGTGTGTGGTAGAACTCGGCGCCTGCTTTTGTGGGCGCGTACTGCCGCTTATAGCATGTGCATGTCGTGCCGGAGGGAATCCGGCGACCACAATGTGGGCAGCGTTTATATATCATGGTTACCTCCGGGTATAAGAAAAGCACCCACCGGAATGGTGAGTGCTGTGACTGTCTACGATTGGCGGGAAGTCGTCCTCCCCGCCCCTGTGTATTTGTATACCGCAGTTTCACAGTATGCGGATGGTGCGCCGGATAAATTCCGATACGCACGAAAGGCAAAGAAAGAGCGCCGTCGACGGAGACCCCTCTCGCACCGGCAGCGCTTTTCAGTTTGTATAATATGTTCACAAAGTTCACACGTCAACAGTCTTTTGTATTTTTTTCAAAATGCCTGCCGATAATCATCAGGACACCGGTCTTTGTCATGCCAACACGCATGCCGACATCGGTCAGGGTGTATCCATCCACATACCGCAGCCGCAGGATGGTACGGAGGCGAGCATCCTCGAGGCCGTCAAGATAAGTCTCAACCTCTTCTAGCTTTTGGGCCAGTGTGTCTGCATCCTTGTTGTATCGTTCTATGAGTGCGGTCAGGCGCTTGGACTGCTCTGCGTACTGCCTTGTCGGTTTGCCCACCACCTTGATGGGACCGATGGTTAAATCCTCACGGGAGCCGGTCACAGTGTCTGCGACTTGGGAGTTCTTCAGCAGCTTCAGCTCCCGCTGCATCCGTGAGATTCTCTTCTTAAGGTCAGCGTGCTCCAGACGCATGGCCGCATACTGTTCGAATAGTTCTTTCAAAGGTTTCTCCTCCCTGCCCCCTTAGTTGCTGTTAGACCTCACGGACTTCAAACTTAACGCCGTAGAGGTCGTATGTCTCAGCGCAATACCTACGGATATCAGCGTTCTCATCCTGAGTGATTTTGTCCAGCTCATCGACCACATAGTCCGCGAAGCGCATTGTCCGGTTCCGTCGGTCGTAGAAGCCGTCCTTAGGTATTGGCTTCCAATGGAAGTGCTCTATGAGAACCCTGCAGCTGGTTGCCAAAAGCAAAGACATCAAGCTGATGACATTCTCGTTCGGGTGGTTCTCCATGAATATCTTCTCCCGCGTCTCCCACTCATCAGCGATGAACTTCTGAAGCTCTTCGTTCTTGGCATCATATTCTGCCTGAGCCTTCTTCATGAGCTCCTTCTCAGCCTTAACCAAAGCGTCCCGGATGACAACTCTGTCGTGCTCCTGCAGCTGCTCATGGGTAAATGTATATGTCTTCTGCTGGGCCTTCATTGCCCGGAGCAGGTCGCCCTTCTTGCCCATCAGTCATCCCTCCAATAGTGAATAATTAGTGCTAATGTTACGATAAACCCCGCCACCGTAGCGAGTGCCAGGAAGAAGGCCACAATGGTGATGCAGGTGAGGAGGAAGTTAATCATGGGCTCACCTTCTTCAGGTTCTTCGTAAGAATCTTCGTTTGGAATCTCCTCAGAATCTTGTCATACTCGGAATCGGTAATGCAGCCGTGAATATGCGCGGCAACAATTCCAAAGCCTACTTTTTGCGCAAACTCAGCATGGTCGCCAAGTGTAAAACCTTGCTTGTTCGCCTGCTCTTCATAAGTGTCCGCAAGGGCACCATGATAAAATACAATACTTGTCATTCGCTCACCTCCCTCCGGTAGCAAAAATCAAGAATAGTTCGATTATGATTATCATTAATAACAAATCACTCATTTGCTCACCTTCCTCGCCTCGCTACAGTAATCCGAACCTTTACGCTCTGTGCACTCCCATATAAAACAACGCCCGCTAGTTGCAAACGGTTTCTCGTGCTCCCAGTATCGGCAGTTCCGGCAATGGATGATTTCAAGTTGTTCTTTTCTATGCGCTATCCCGACCGCCGTTATCATTCCAAGCAATTCAGTCTTGTATCTCCGGTCGATCTCCATGCCGGAAACCTTGCGGTTGAAGCACGAGACCAGTTCATCGAATTTGCTTTTCATTCGCTCACCTCCCGGCGTTCTGCGTAACTGCAATAATCATCATCTTTCATCCCCATAAAGCCATGGGCCATATTGCAATATTCCGTGTCTCTCAGTTTGCAATCCCGGCACCGGATGATTTCAGCCACAGCATCAGCCTTGCCTTCCTGATAAGCAAGCTCGCGGATCTTGTCAAACTGTGCCTGTTCAATGTCCTGCATTTTCTGTATCTCTTCGTCCGTGTAAGGCCGTGCGGATGGCAATTTTTCTATGCAATCTTTTATTTCTACAAGCGCAGGATTACCAAAAGGCTTGTCAGCCCATAAATTTATTACTTCATCAATCGCCGCCCGACGGCTGATTGTATCATCCATCCTGTTCACCTCTCATCATGCTTTCTGCCATTGCCGCATAGTATGCATCTCGCTCTGCGTCTGCTTTCTCGATAAAATGTCTATCAAGATAACACCCTACTGTTGTTCCATCTTTATCCTCATACTGAAATGGACTGTCCCAACCATCTCCAAATATCACACACTCCTCGCCTCTGTCGCTCTCATTGCTCCAGTAGTGATACATAGGGCATTTATTGCATTTCATTCCTGTTCACCTCTCATATCTGCACCGCACTGCGGACAGAAATTCGGCACACTACTAATTGGTGCATCTTTCGCCCAATCATACCCACATTCACATACCCCTTTTCTCCATCTTCCTTTCCTTCGTTCAGGCTGTGCGGATGGCACTGTTGTCAATTTGTAAACATCTCTAAACCATTGGTCAGAGCGGCCCTCATCATAACTTTTCCCAAACAGCCTTACTTTGAATCCCGGGTCTTTTCCTAGTGCATCAATCGCCGCCTTTCTGCTAATGGCGTCGTCATTAGCTAAATCTTTGACTAAATCCTGACTATCGTTAGCTAAGTTATCCGGGCCATTCGGCTGTACAACTGGCAAACTACAAATTTTCTCTTCCACATCAATCAGCACGTTGATATAAACTCCGTATGGATCATCAAGACTGAATTTCTCTGTCGCAATCTCTCTAAGCGCATCCAGCACCTTCTGTTTTTCTATCAATTCGCTCATACCGTCTCCTTCCCGTCATTCTCATCATGCCATGCAGCCACTTCCTTCTCCCAGCGCCTCAGGGTGCGCTTCGGCACCTTAGCTGTACCATTCAGGCCTGCTGTAGCCAGCTCCCAGTCATCCCACATCGGTGAAGCCGTCAGCCGCACCTCTTTGGTTCTTGGTGTATTCATTTTCCGTCATCCTCCCATTTATCCGTTGCCCGGTGGTTCCAGAGCTCTACGGCCGTCTCCAGGCTCCGGTTGTAAAATACCAATGTGCTGAACACACAATCCTTGCCGCTGGTGGCGTGCCGGATGACCGGAGCCATGTAGTAGCCGTCTTGATGAATCTTTACCTGCCGTCCGCAGAAGGGGCAGCTACGCAATTCAGTTGGAGTTGTCATCGCTTTCCTCCTTCATCATTTCGAGCAAAAAGGCTAAGTTACAAGCAGCATGACTAAGGTGGAGCAGCCCGCTCTCTTCGTCGGTCTTCTTGTAGTCATCCAGCGCTGCTATGATATGCCTCACACAGGCATCCCAATAGCGCTGTGGTTCCACTCGTCTCCAGTTATCTTTGCCTCCGTCCGGGTACTTCATCACTCCGTAACGCCTCACTTCAGCGATGCGGTATATAATCTCCTTCGGGACAAGCGTCAGCTGAGGCTTGCCAGCATCTGTTTTAGCTTCCTGATTATGTTCGTACAAATGTATCCCCCCTTTTTTAAATTACATACTTCTTATGAGCCTGCTCCAGCTCATCATCTGAGATGTCCAGGTAAATCTGGGTGGTCTCCACGCTCCGGTGGCCCAGCATCTTCGATACGACCAACAGCGGCATGCCAGAACGCAGGGCCAGCGTGGCGCCAGTCCGTCTGAATCGATGCGGGTGAACGTTTGGCACTCCCGCCCGTTTCCCAATGGACCGGATGACATTCTCCATTGAAGATTTATCCATGTGCCCGTCTTCTGCCACTAATGAAGGATCCGTATACCATGATGGCTGATTGTCCCTAGATTTTCCTTTTGTCATAATCTGCACAGCTCCAGCATATTTAGCGCGCGGAAACAGATATGGGTTTGTATCTGAGCGCTCATCCAAGTACGCCTGCACTGCCAAAAGTGCCCGCGCATTCAAATACACCTCCCTGTCCTTCTCTCCCTTGCCGTGAATTAGGATTCTGTTATTATCAATCTCACTCAGCTTTATCTGTGCGACCTCAGACACTCTGCACCATGTCGATGCGAACACCTCAACCATAGCCTTCTCTCTGGCTGACCTGCAGGCCATCCGAATCTTCTCAAGGTCCATCAGTTCATAGGCCTTCTTCTTGCCCTTGTGAAATTTAATAATGTCGACCTTCTGCATGGGATTTGCCAACAGAATCTCTTCCTTCTGAAGCCATCCGTAGAACGCTGACAGGTTCCGACGCTCATTGTTTGCCGTTCCCTTTGACACATGGTCACGCTGCACCCGGAAAGCCAGATACAGCCGGACATCATCGGGTGTAACTTCGTCATACGGCTTACCAATCTTCTGAAGAATAGAGCTGATGCTTGTTTGATAATATTTCAATGTCCGTGCAGTCAGTCCGGCAGCTATCTTAGCAGCCAGGAACCGCTTGAGAATCTGCTCGTTCTTGTTGCCTTCATACGTGGCCAGCTCTGTTCCATGCCGTTCCACATGATATGGGCTTAACACGATAGCCAGCCGCATCTTGATGTCGCTCATCGTGGTCATGTCGACCAACGGAGCCAAGACATTCACTATGTCTATGACCATCTGCTCTTTATCCGTCATGGTAATCCCCCCATCATGTAAGCCGGTGTCTCCAGAATGTGGCTGCGTGGTGTCCGTTCCGGGTCATATGGATTGCAAAGCGTGTCGCCCTGCACCACCTTCGCCTGGATGCCCAGCAGGCTCAGCTGGAGATAGGTCATATACACTCCCTTCCAGTCAAGGTCCTGAGCCACCACCCGGAGCCGGCGTTGGAAGTTTATCCCGTTGTCCCGGAGCACCTTCGCCGTTGCTATAATCATTCCACCACCGCCGCAGGAAGGCTCGCTGAGCGTTATCGGCTCGGTGCTTTTCGGATCAATCTTCTGGATGTCCACACCTACCCGGGCGCAGAGCTCCGAAAGGTGAAACGGGGTGAAGAACTGTCCGGCAATCTTGCTGCCGAGGCCTGCCCTCATGTAGACCTCACCGAGCACATCAGTCATGTCTTCCGTAAGACCGTCAATCAGCAGGGCGAGCATCCGGGCGAACAAAACCAGCTCTTCCTGCTTATACTTCCGGCAGATATCCAGATAGGCCTGCTCCCGTTCCTTCCAGACGCTGTCATGGATGATGTGGCAGGTATTGCAGACAGATAATGCAGACGCTTTCACCCAGTCCGAAAAGATCTCATAGCCGGAATACCGCCCGGACATATTTTTAAACATCTGGATTAACTCTTTTACAGAATCTGTCATTTATCCTCCTAATCTGCTACCCATCTGAACACCCCCGCATATTTCACGCCATTCATCAGGCAGGCCGAATGGCTCGCCATGTAGATGTCGATGTGCTTGCCCTTGACTCCCCTGTCTTCCACGATGTACTCACCCTGCCCTGCGATGAGGACCCGTGTTCCAAGCGGCAGGGAACCGCAGGCCACCGTCCGGCCTTCAGCGGGCATCTTCCCGGATGCCGTAGGTCCGCCTGCCCAGCGGCCGCAGCAGCGCTTACAATTACAGTAAAAGGTCAACTTGTACTCACCCAGCGGCACCCAGTGACCGGCAGGTGCTGTCACATCCTCCGTGACAATCTCTGCAGGCGTTGCTTCCTCTGCCAGGCATACAATCGGTGCACCCGCCGCAGCAATCATGCACCCTGCTATAAATCCAACAAGCTGACCAACTAATCTATGCATCTTCGTCATCCTCCTCATAATCATCGTCATCATCCATATACGGGTCATCAAACGGGTCCGGCCGGTCTGTCTCCTTCAGCTCCGGATCCGCCCACCATTCCCTCATCAGTATCGTCGGCAGTATGGTCCGCATCCCGTCCTCCCTTCTTTGCTTCCAGCTTCGTGCCTGAGTAGGCTTTGTGAGTCGCTGAGTAAGTCTTGCACTCCCGGCCGTTCCGTTCGTTGTAATAGTTCTTCCTGGCCTGCTTCATTTTGCGCTCGCCGTGCTTAGCAAACCGGAACCATGTATCATCTGACCGCATTCTGCTTGTCCCTCCGTTCCAGTTCTGCTACCAGTGCTGTACCAATCTCGCGGATGAGCTGGTACGGGTACTGCTTATGCACATCCGTCAGCTCCTGGATGCAGGACTCCCAATCATCATCAGTCATTGGGAAATGGTCTCGCCAACGCTTAAACCATTTGTTAGCCAGGAGATTCATTCCCTGACTGAAATCTGCATTCGTCATAGGTGTATCTTTGCCCATGTCACCCTCCTAGAACGGGATGTCATCGTCCTCACCGAGCGGAATCACATCCGGTTCCCATCCAAGCGTCCAGTCAAAACTCTTTTCGCTTGATATCCGTCTGCTGGCTGCATCGAAGTACAGCGGAAACCCGTCGTAATCTGTATGACCGGCGTTTCTATCCTTCAGTACCGTCATAATGCGGTCTGCATCGGACTCGTCATCCTTCGGCCGTGAATAGGTGATAACCATGTCGCACAGGTTCGTGATGTTGGAAGATCCAGCTACATCATCGTTGGTGAGTGTCTTCATCAGACCAGCCTTGCGCGGATGCGCGACCAGGATAATGATCACGTTGTACTGCTTAGCCAAACGAGACAGCTTTTTGACAAATACGGACTGCGCCTGGTTAAGGTCGGTGTTCGCTGAAAAATCCATTGCCGTCATAAGGTTATCGATAATAGCAAACTTGACGCCGTGTGAGATGATGGCCTCTTCCAGCGTCTCCAAGACGATATCCTTCTCAGCTTCCTCAGTGTCAGCTTCTTCATCGTTGCTGTCCTGGTCCTGTGCCCACAGGTCATCAAACATCCAACACTGCTGATACTTGTCCCACTTCTGGAGGCATTCATACATCTCCTGAGTTACATCGTACCGGCCGAGATTCGTGTTAAATGTCATGTAGTTTTTGCCGATGATTTGCTCATCCAGCCAGGCACGGACAATGCTGTTGCTCATTTCGCCGGAGTAAACGTACACCGGCAGGCCCTGACTCAGTGCGAATGTAGCGAACTGAGAAGTCAATGTCGACTTGCCGTCACCACGCGGGCCGGTCACTGCAATCAGCTGGCCGTAATAGAAACCACCTACCAACTTGTCTAATGCGGGTATCCCCGTCGAAATTTTTTCAAGTGTTGCCAAGTTCACTCTCTGCACATCCTTTAGATTAGTTAACCGCCTGACCTTTATCGGCTCAGCATTCTCGACTGCTCGCCGTACAGCCTCCGGGCCATACTTCTGAAGAATCTCATTGGCATCTTTACAGTCCAGATAGTCTTCTTTTCTGACACACCTTATCCGGCCCCTGAATCGGGTCTTCATGTCATCCAGGAGAGTGATGCTGTCGTTCTCCAGGTCGCCGAAGATAATCAGCTCCTTAAACCGTCTCAGGAAGTTCCAGCAGTACGGCACCCATGTGAATCCGTTCTTACCCAGCGGCACAGACACCGCGTTCTCGATGCCGGCCTCCGTGCAGGACAGGCTGTCTATCTGGCCCTCCGTCATAACAAGAGTTCTGTTCTCAAAGTTACAGTGATTCATCCCGAACAGAATCGGCTTACGGTCCCGTTCACACCACTCTTTTGAGCCGTCATCACCCTTCTGGAAGGTCGTGTTCCGGTACTTAATAAACCAAATGTTGCTCTGCTCATCGCAGAACGGGAAGACGAGCACATTCTCCTGGCCGTCCTTAACCGTAATCTCATACAGCTCAGTCACCTTCTGGGAAATGCCTCTGCTCTCCATGTACTGGACTGCCGCCGGTTTGCTCAGGAGCTTCTCCGCCTGGCGTTTAAACTTTCTGAACCGTGAATAATTGTCATAGTACGCATCGATGCCCTCACCCAGCGAGAATCCGAAGTCCTTGTGCAGGGTTATCATCGTGCCGGTTCTGCCGCAGGATGACCGTTTACAGTTAAAGGCGCCGCTGATAAGGTTAATTGCAAATGTATTCTTATCCCGTCCAGAAGAACCACCACCACAGTACGGGCACCGCATGAAGTGCAGCTCGTCTCCCCTTACAAAGGTCTGGATGCCGTGCTCATGTGCAAAGCGATATGCATCTTCTCGCTTAAACTCATACGGACTGTTCATTCTCTCGTCTCCACTCCTCCAGCTGCTCTAATGGATCACCCCACACAATCTCTTCATCATCACCCTCATTGGCTGGAGCCTCACCCTCCCTTATGGAGGGGGATGGCGTAAGCCCCTTATCATTACAATTCTCATTTACATTCGAATTTACATTCTCATTAAAGGGTTGTTTGTTTTGTTGTTTGTTTTTTGAGGCATTCTTATTCCCCTTAGGTGCTCCATGTCCTTTTGCGTTTTGGTTGCCCTTCGGTGCCCCTCCACGCCGGTGCCGTTCAGCTGCATCCACCAGAGGCCGCCAACTCTCGAACAACAGGTCCATGTATAAGTCGCCGCTGTTGTCCGGCACGGTCCCATAGAATCCATAGTTAAGAATCTGCATGATAGCCTGCCGCTGTTTCTCTGGGCCGAGCTTCTTGGCGGTTTCAAACCATGACTGATAAATGATGACGGAGCCGTTATTCTTCTCCGGCATTCTCCAATCCCTCCTTAAGCTCTCGATATAATATTTCTCGAATCATCCTCCCACTGGTGAGCTGAGTGCAGAACACGGTCACAAGGCCGTACCGGACCTGGAAGGCCAGCAGCGATGCCATGAATGCGTTCGGGTGCAGCTTGCTCCGGTAGTTGTGGTTTATCAGCTTCTCCCATGAAGCATCCTCCACAAGCAGGTAAACCTTCGCGCCGGCATCCTTCGCCCGCTCCAGTTCCCGCACGAACCGCGCCCGCTCTCGGCCTAAACAAGCAGCCAGCTCATCCAAGCTCATCTTGCGCTCAATCACGCAGGCCGGTTTCATCGTGACGGATGTATCCAGGAGCGGACCGTCTGGCATGTCCGCATTGGCTGCATAGTCTCCGTAGCTTAGCGTCCCATGCTCAACAGGAACGCCCAGTGCCTTTAGTCGGTGCTTGGCTCTGGGCGTCATCTGCTCGCGGTTGTCAACCACCACACGGAAGGTATCGAGAATATCACGAACCTGAAACAGGTCCATTAGAACGGAATCTCATCTGCACCGACTTCATCCGGGATCTGAATGAATTCATTGCTGGCATTCTCCGGTGTTGCCGGTTTTGCAGAGACGAGCTTATCCTTCGGGAGGGAGCCGTACTTGTTGTTGCGGACATCATCTGCCGGACGGGTCCACCAGAGGCGAATGTGGTCATAGACGTTACCGTTGTACTCAGACTGCTCATTACGGAACAGGCCGCCAAACAGCTTGCCCTTCAGCTTGGTTTCATCTCCGTTAAAGGTGTACCCTTTGTTGGAGTCTTCCACGTTAGCCAGGAAGGTGAAGAACTTCTGAGACATCCACTCCGGGCTATTGTCATCCGGGATGGTGATGGTGAAGTTGGCATCGTTCGGCCACTTCTTATCCTCGTTGGTGTTGTTTTGGTACTGCTTCATGTAGAAGTCCTTATACTCACCTTCAGCAATATCGAAAGCGATGCGGAGGTGCTGGCCGTCATTGTTCTTGTTGGCCTCAGTCTTGATATTGATAATCTTGACTACATAGGCACCCTTCGGCAGCATCTGGAATGCACCCTGCTGTTTTACCTGGTCTCTGTTTACGGATTTGAAGTTAAGCATGTTGTATCCTCCCTTAGTTATTGGTTTTTAATGCTTCAAGCGCCTGCTGTGACGCTTTAGTAAACAATGGCTCTATCTGCTCTAACGACCATCCCCACTGCATGTGAGTAGTAAGCATTTCCATAATGGTCTCTTTCATTTCGTTAATCATTTCTGCTTCATGTGCCATCAGTATTCCTCCAATGCTTTAATTACGACCATAATGTCGTTCTCGCACTCATCTGTCTGGAATGCTCCCAGAGGCACCTTGCAAGTGCTGCCATCAGCTGACAAGATGAACTTATACTTGCCATCCTGCCGGACCGCCCATACGACGGTGGTCATCTTGGACTCCAGGACGAGCTTCTCCAGTTTCCGGCCGTTGGTCTTTATCCGGGTCTTAATGATGCCGTTGTCATCGGAGACCGTCTCGGAGTGGCACAGGATGATGACGGTGATGTCATCGCGCATCGTGAGACACTTGTTGACGATGGCCCAGCCGTTGGATGCCAGGTCGCTCCAGGCGCTCCGCTTGTCTCCGCTCTGCATGGCCAGGATGCGCATCTCTTCGGCAACCATCATGCCGTTGAGAGTGTCGATGACCACGAACTTGATATGCTTGAACTGTTTTTCGCTGTTTATCTTGTCGAGCAGTAGGCTCACATTGGTGAAGCTGTCCGTCGCATAGTAGTTCTTCTTCTCGACGGTGTACTGGCTTCTCCATCCCTTCCAGTTCAGCCCCTTCTTGTCGGAGTCGATGTAGAAGGTGACGGCCGGGTCAAGGTTCCGCATGGCTGTTGTCTTGCCGGCGCCGCTCTCGCCCATTACGCCAATGACTTTTGACATATATTCACCCCCTTATGAAATCCTCAGATGCGTCCCTCTCTCACCGAGATGAGCAAAGGGAAGCTGCTCGCCGGCATCCAGTGCGGCACGAATCTTTGCCATGTCCGGCTCCAGGATGACCTTCGTGTAGCTGTCCGGGACATCGCCGTCGATGACTATCGGCAGCACCCCGCCGTTGTTAACGATGCGGAACCGGTGCAGGTCGGTCTTGATTTCGTTCTTGCCCATCTGAACCATTGCGGTCTGCAGAGAGTCCTCCATCCGGCTGATGTTGCCGTCCAGAGTCTTGAGCACCGCCTGCAGACGGGCAATCTCACCCTTGATGACATCCCGCCGGCCCTTCAGCATGGTGCGAACAGCGGCGTAAGAATCAGCCTTAAGGCCTACTTCATAGTCCATGCTCTCAAGCGTATCGAGAAATGTCTGCTGATCCTTCGGATCAATGCTGTCGCCGAGGTCCAGCAGTGCCTGGTATTCGGCTGTTAATTCAAATAAAGATGCCAATGTAAATCCTCCTTTGATGTGGTATAATGGAGGTGTCCCTTTCCGAGAGGACAACCTCGTGAGCGTGTCGGTGCTGGTAACGCCGATGCGCTTTTTCTATGGTTACTGGACGTCAAAGTCCGTCTCATATAGCTTCTGGATGCTCTTGATGTTCCATCCGATATGCTGCTCAATGCAGGCCGTGTAGACATCTTCTTTATTCTGAAAACCATCGGCCCGGATGGCCTTGACCTCACTGCCGTCCTGTTCGGTTAGCGTGATAACATAGCTGTACAGCTTAACGGTCCGCGCTCCACCTTTTGCTGTGGGTACTACATCCCTCTGTTCTGTTGGTATTCTTGCCATCACATACCTCCTGCCATTACAATCACCAGTGATACTGCAGCCATAGCTGCCACCAGTCTGAATCCATTTGCCCAGCTCATCACGAAGTCCATGAGCGGCGTGCCCTCTTCAGCTTCGTCCGGCAGACTGGACACATGTACATTCCTGGCCGGATTACTGCGAATCGGCTCACATTCCAGTCTGTTCCGCAGTGCGAACACCGGACCCATCGAGCATTCGGATAACGTTGCATTTTTATTCATCTTCTTTCCTCCATCACTCCAATGAGGGTCATCATCTGCATCCGGCTGATGCTCCCCTCTCTCCATGTCCGCTCGATGCGGGCTCTCAGGTAACCATATTCACGTTCAGCATCCGGGTCTTTATCGGCCTTGTGCTGACGGTAATCCTGAACGGCGTTCATCAGTTCCTGGAATTCCTCTATCATCTGCTCATAGCCTCCTCATATAGGGCATGAATTGTCATTACGTTTCGACCGCTGGCACCGAATGGATTGCTCCGGAGCCGGGACACTGTCACGGGCGACACCCGCAGCACCCTTGCCAAGTCTTTGTTGGTCCAGCCGTTCCGGTTCTTTACGGCATCAAACCTGTCCTGAAAGTCAAGCTTCGCTCTCTCCGTTCCGGTCATCTGCATCACCTCCGTAGAGTATCCGGCGCAGGTGGTAGTTGATGGTCTGCGGTGATACGCCCATCTCATCTGCTATCTTGGAGGCATTCCAGCCAGCGTCGTGCAGGGCCTTTATCTTGCCCTTATCGATGCCTTTAGCTTTCGGTGGGTTCTTCTTCGGCTTCGGCTCTTCGGACGGCTCCCCGCCCTTCTGAGGGGCTTCCCCGTCCTCTTCTGCAGCAGGTGGTTCGTCCACCACAATCTCAACCTCCGGCGGCGCTTCTTCCTCGATGACGGCGCCCTCGATGAAGTCGCTAATGGCCTTCATGCAGTTTTCACAGAAGTCGCAGTGCTCATACGGCGTGACGCCGCTTTCCAGGTCGTCGGTTTCCGGGATTCTCCATGTCATGCCGATCCATCCAACCTTGTGCTGGGCATCCGGCACGAACTGCTTCCCGCACCTGTCGCACTTCACATACATGATTCGGCTCATGCGGGTACCTCCTTCACATCGATGACGGCCGTCTCATGCTCATGACCTGCCATGCATCGGTCGCGTGCTTCCTGCATCGCTTCCAGCTCCGTGTCACCGCTGACATAGCAATGCAGCTCCTCGTCTGGGTATGTCACCCATGCTTCCCATGTCTTCATGCGTGCACCTCCTGCTCCTTCAGCTCGAACAGGTGCCCCATCATCAGATTGGCATCACTGGTGTCCATGCCGTCGAATTCCTCACCGGCATCCCTCACCAGCACGGCCGGCCCCATGATAGGTGATGCACCCAGCCCTTCCAGGTAAACTCTGGTTGCCAGTTCGTTGTACTGCAGGCCACGAATCAGCCCTTCCTCATTCACTATCATGATGATTCCGGGTGTGCCGGTTCTCACCGTCTCGATGTAGCCACCGACCTGCTCCTGCAGGAAGTGCAGCTGCTCATCTCTCTTCGGCCAATTGCGCTGCTTTATCGTGCCATCCGGCCGAATCACTAATACATGTTTCATGTGGGGTCTCCTTCCATGCGATTCATTAAGCATCCGGGATATTCTCGCGGATGAATTTTTCTACCTTTGCATCCTCTTCTCTGATGACCGTGAGCGCGTCTCTGAGGGCGAGAGACTCGTTTTTGCATCGAGTCCGAATATTTCTCCGTCTGAACTCATCGAGCGCGTTCCGCAAGCTTCCGAAATAACCGATTGGGTCATACACTGGCCTGTTCTTCCCCTTCCGGTTATCAGTTCTGCCGGTATCCTTTGCCAGAATCCATTGCAGGTCATCGTTCAGGATGACGTAGTCGTTATAAAGTTGAATCAAATGCTCACCTCCATTACTTCGCTTTTAGGGTAGTCAATGGGCAAAAAAATATCATCTGGTGAGCAACGATACAAAGCGCACAGTGCCAGTAAATCACTATAAGAAATCTTAGCACTTCCCTCTTTGCTCTCCAGATACTTTACCCGATCAATAGTGATGCCAAGCCGTTCAGCCACTTGTGCCTGCCGCAATTCAGCATTGACGCGCGCGGCCTTTAAACTAATCTTCAAATTCTCACCTCCTTCACTTCGCTTTCAGCGAATCATCATCCTCGTTTATGGTACTACGCTTTTAGTGAAGTGTCAACCCTAAAAGCGAAATATTTTATATTATTTATTGCTTATCATCCGCTTTTGGTGTAATATAGAAGCACACGAACAAAGGAGGGAAGTAAGATGTCAGATGCAACCATGAGGGAAATATTCGCTAGGAATCTAAAAAGACTACTTGAAATGAACGACAAACAGCCTGCGGACATCGTGCGAGACCTTGGCATCCCCTTCTCAACTGTATCCAACTGGGTTAATGGAGAAAAGTTCCCGCGAATGGGTAAGATAGAGATGTTAGCTAACTATCTCGGAGTTGAAAAGTCAGATTTGCTGGAGGACAAAGGCGATGCCGTCCCGGAGTCCTACTACCTCAATGATGACGCTCGTGACCTTGCCCGGTTCCTGTTCGATAACCCGGACTACAAAGCCCTCTTCGACGCATCCAGGAAAGTCAGCCGGGAAGACCTTGAAACCGTTCAGAAGATTATCGAGAAGTTTGGAGGTGTCGACTCGAATTACGATGACCCATGTTGATCATTGTCCGCATAGACGGACATAGAATATATTACAATACAGCCACCAGAGGGGAGGTGGTTGCTATGGATGATATCAGAGTTGTAACCATGCAGCTGCCCGGCTCCGTCCGGGCTTTTACCGTCAGGAAGGATGACTTCTATACCATCATTATGCGAGAAGACCTTAGCGGCCAGGAACGCATGAGAGCATACATGCATGAAATGGAACACATTAAACGCGGGGATTATGACGGCGCTGAAGACCCAGCGCTCATCGAAATCTTCGCCCATCAATAGGAGGTTGTTATGGGATTGTTTGGCAAAGGCGAAACTAAGGAAGACAAGCAAGCTCGCAAAGAGCAGGAGATGCTTGCAAAATATCGGTTGAATGACCTGTCAGACCCTAATGATATTGAATCTGTTAGGGTGATTATCGACGAAATGGCCGGTAATGCCGGCATGGAAGTTGCTGCCTTTCTCGGCGGCGCTAGTGAAAAAGATATGATGTTATACCTGATGAGATATGCACGTACACTTGTCGAGCAGAACTTCATCATGATCCGGCAGCTGGATCGTATTGCAAAAGCATTACAGAAGACAGACGCCGAGTAAGCAATAAAAAACCGCCCCGGCTGCATGACGGAGCGGTAATCAGAACAATAGCCGCGCCGAATGCACAGTCAATCGTTCTAGGCCAAGAAGATTGTACCACATTCGAGGGGGCTTGTTCAAGTGCGCTATGCAGAATGGAGGTACAAATGGCAAAGAAAAAGAATCAGCTTGCATCCGGCAGCATCCGGGTGCAGCGTCGTTACAAGGGCGATGACGGCAAGACTCATACTAAGTCATTCACGGCACGCTCCAGAGCTGAGGCCGAAGCGATGGCCGCCGAGTGGCAGGCCCACAGGAGCCAGGTGGTGGACCGTGTCACGGTCGCCGGAGCTGTCGAGAAGTACATCCGCATGAAGGAGCCGGTGCTCTCTCCGAACACGGTCAGAGGATACGCCGGGTACAGCAAGAACTACTTTGACTGCAAGCTAGGCCGCACCAGTCTGCTGGACGTGACCAACTTGGACATCCAGTTATGGGTGAGCGACCTGTCATCCAGAGGGCTGTCACCGAAGAGCATCCAGAATATCTATGGCCTGCTTAACTCTACCCTTGAGATGTTTATGCCGGACTTTCCGGTTAAGGTCACGCTCCCTGCACCAGAAGAGGCAGACTCTTACTGCCCAAGCATAAACGATGTCCGGGCTGTCCTGGCATCCAGCACACATCCAGAGATGCGGGCCGTCATCCTCCTGGCAGCTGCCGGCACCATGAGGCGTGGAGAGATAGCTGCACTCACGTGGGATGATATAGACTTCAAGACATCCACTGTCAGAGTCCGTCATGCAATGGCAAAGAATGAGCGCGGTGAATGGTCCGTAAAGGCCCCTAAGACGAAGAAAAGCAAGCGGACCGTACCGATGCCCGCCGAAGTCATGGAGGCGCTTAAATCGATCGACAGGCGCTCAGGCGAGCATGTCTTCAGCCTTACCGCTGACCAGATGACTACCCAGTTCCGGCTGGCCGTTAAGCGGGCCCGTGTACATCCGTTCCGGTTCCATGACCTTCGACACTTTTCGGCCTCCCAGCTCCACGCGGCAGGAATTCCTGACAAGTACATCGAAGCACGTGGAGGATGGAAACCAGGTTCCACAGTCATGCAGCGCACTTATCAGAATGTCATCGACTTGGAACAGAAAAAGCAGGATAAACGCATCCTCGAAACCTTCTCAGAAATAATCTAGTTGCACGTTTAGTTGCACGCGGACATAAGAACCCTATAACCACAGGGGTTTTCGCGATTTTCTGACGGGTCCGATTCCCGTCAGCAGCTCTTTTTTTATGCCGCGTGGTTAAGCCAAAAAATGGCTTAGTTACGCGGTTTTTTCGTGTTCTGAGGTGCCCAATATATCACCCAGTGATACAAAAATATCACCTGATTTTAGGTATTTAGTTGCACGGAAGTTGCACGAAAGTTGCACGAAAAAAAGGCGCCCGGTATACCCTTTACCGAACGCCTCATCTAAGAAGAAATCGTTTATTACTTATATTATATCACAGAAACCACACATGCATAGCGCCATTTGAATCAGAGATCCAACAAGCCCCCTCGTTTGCGCCTCCGATGTCTTCATCGAGGTAGTACCAGTCTCCGCCAATCTCCTGCCATCCGGTGAGCATGTTGCCGGCGTCATTGAAATAATACCAGTGCATGCCGTTCTTGGCGGCCAGCGCCTGCCAGCCTTTAGCGTCCTTGCCGGATGCCAGGACATAACGCCACTTGCCATCCTGCTTGTACCATCCAACCTGAGTGCTCCGAGAATATCCGTCTGTCACGATGACGGTGTGTCCCTTCGTCTGGGTCACCAGGATGTCGCCTTCATAGAGCTTTGTTGTGGTGCCATACTTCCTGGCAGGCTCGAACAGGCCTGTTGCATTCAGCACAGACGGCTCATTCCAGGTGGTGAAGTCGCCCGGATCCTTCCCGGATGCCTCTTTGATACACTGCCGCACAAGACTGCTGCAGTCTGCCTCTGTCTTGACGGTGGATGCCGTGCCATGTGTCAGGATGCCGTATCTGCCGGCCTGGTCATAACCGATGTTCGGGTTATTACAGGCCTGCTTCATGGCAAGCGCAATCTTTCGGGCGATGTTCGCATCCTTCGGACGAATGACATACCAGCCCTTCTTATGGATGTAAAACGCCTGCATGGATACCTCTCCGGTATAGTCCGGTTCTGTTCTCTGCTTCTGGTCGCCGGCAGTTCCACCGGAGTAAGTACCCCGTTCATCCACGCGGGCCGAGCCGATGATGATGTTCATATAATCACCTCCAGATATAGAAAAAGCGGGAGCTGATGCCCCCGCCGCAACACTTGGATCTTACTTGGATCTCACTTGCACTCAGTAGCCGGCCCCGTACCCTTACGGAGCTTCTCGGCCTCCTCCGGTTTTGCCGGTCCTGTCGCCGGGATGTTCTGGTCAAATTCTTCCTGAGTCATCAGGTCAAGCTCTTTGGTCTTGAAGGTGTTGTGTTCCTGGTCCTTAACCTTCTCTTCAAATTCGGGAGTTCTTTCCATTTCTGCCATAGTGTTCTCCTTTCTTTAATCGCCGCAGACATACTTCGTGCCTGCAGTAAATACAGTCGTTAAATCTGTTATCTCTGTCCAGGTGCCGTTTACCTTGCGGTAAGCCTTCTGGACTTCCTTCCAGGCGCCGCCCTGCTTGACGTACAGCTTGTCGGTATCACCTGACCCACCAATAACTACCGCGATGGTAGAGTTGCCGCTAACAGTATAGGTATATGTATAGTGGTCAATGCCGGAGCCTGTGGAGTAAACCACTTCAAAAGTGATGCCCAATACCAGGCCGCCGTAATAACCTACGATATGCCGCAGCGTGACACTGTCCAGCTGGGACCGCGTCGGTAATGTATCCGGCGTGACAGTAATCAGATGGTTACTTGTCGACGGGAAATCTACCGCCTCACTGATGGCCGTACTGCCACGATACAGCACGCATTGAGAGATATGGCTGGAGTCTATCGTGTTATTCTCGCGATGACCATAGCACCTGACCTCGATGCTCTCGATGGTGGCTCCTGACGGGATGCCGCTGAAATCGAAGGTATACTCTGCATACCCTGTATCTGACGCATACATATTGGACGATGTGCCGGACGATGACGGGTTCTCTGCGCTGTGTCCTACACAGTAGCCTGCATAAGACGAGCCGCTCTGGATATCATAGGTGTCGTAACTCTCAGGAGTAGCTGTTACCGTACTGCCCGCTCCATGTGCCACCAGCTGACCGGTGATGTCCACGCCGTCCTGCTTTGCCGTGACCGGGTCTGCCTTGTTGGTCGGAGTGATGGTCAATAAAAACTCTTTCCCGTCATAGGTCGTGGTGCTTCCTGATGGACTGATGGTACCGTTGCCACTGAGTGTCGTTGTGACAGTTCGCGGGTCTGGTACGGTATAGGTAACCTCAATCTCAGCACCGTAGATATACATGTAGGCAGCTGTATTTTTCGATGCCCTTCTACAGTTAATCCTTATGCCGAAGTCGTCGCCGTACCCCTTGATAGTCTCCCAATCAGCTGATAAACCCGTGAACTCATGCACCGTCGCAGTCGTCGTGATCACATCGCAGGATCCGTTGATGGCACTCGTTCCGTTGGCCAGGTACGGCTTATATGATGTCGATGTCGACACACCTGATTCTCTGGCCTTCAGTTTGACCGTGAAATCTGTCACGACTGCCGCATTCGGTATGTCATCAAAGTTAAAACCTCGCAGATAGATATAGTACGAGGTCGTACTCGCTCTGCTGTTGTATACCTCTGCATAGGTCGTGTTGTCCGTATCGTGATACATATTTGATGCATCACTTACGGACAAATATGAGCTACTGGACAGGTAGTATGTCGATGGTGTGAGTCTTATCGTAGGCATCAGCTCACCACCTTCAGATAAATGTCACCGTTCTGGCCGGTGGAGGATGACGGGTCCGTGCTGCCGGTGTAATAAGTCACCACATCATCCTCATCAATAAATTTGGCGGTTCCCCCACCCGTGACGGGCAAGGTTACCGCCGGAACTGCTGAGTAGCTGGCACCCAGCAGGGTGATATTTTTTGCCATACAGCACCTCCTTATGAGATGCTAAGCACCTTAGTTGTAGAATCCTGGCTGATGACCGGGATCTGAGCACTACCGGACACGCCGAAGATGCTCTTACCTGCCACGATGTTCTCGGACTTCAAATTGGCGTCACCGCTGATGGTCTGGGTGCCGGTGAGGTATGTACCAGATGAGATAGTCTGATTGGATGTGCCAGGTGTGATGGTAGCAGCCGCCTTAGTGGTTACAGATGCCGTCAGGGATACGGATGCATTGCCTGCAGTACCAGCACTCACATAACCAGCAGATACTACCGGAGTCACGGACACACTCTTTGTCAGCGTGATGGTGTTGGAGCCAGTGGTTAACGTTGCACTGGATCCGCTGATGGATGCCGGAGCTGTCGCAGAACCGCTCGCCACGCTCTTAGTGGCCTGTTCCGCGTAGTTGCCGGCAGGAACCGTTACGGTCGCGCCTGAGACGGTAAGGTCGCCTGCATCCTTGCTCTCGATGGTACCAGTCACCTTCGTACCGTCAGCATAGGCCGTTACGCCCGCAAGCATCTGGGAGCCGGCGTCAAGGGTCGCGTCAGAGGTATCGACGAAGGTCGCATTGCCGGAACCAGAAGCCAGCGGGATCTGCACCGACGGTACATTGCTGTATGTCACTTCTCGAATCACTACATTTTTTGCCATATCGTAAAGTCTCCTATGATACTGTGATGGTGGTGCCGTCCCATGTGATGAGCCCGTAGTTCTGCGGGATGGCACCCACCGTGATATTCTGTGTTGCTCGCTTGCCGGATATCTCGACCACCTGCTCCTCAGCTGATGGCGTGTACTCATACGGTCCGGCATACTCTTCCACTGCGACCGCTTTCGGAATGGTGATGTCCACGCTCAGTGTCTGCTCACCAGACAGGGATGCCGTCATCCCGCCCACTCCGCTCAGTATCGCTCTCAGCTTCTCAGCCATCAGATCACCTCCGGCTTAAGGATAAAGTAGGCATTGCTTATTACCGTGTCCACTTTGCCGTCGGAAAGGGTGACCTCGATGTCATATGAATAGTTGCCGAACGGGAGGCTCTTGGTATCTTCCGGGTCGAGTCTCAGCATCATGTTGGAGGTGGATATGACCTTCTCCACCAGCGGCGTGTTCTCAACGAAGGCAGTCCGGGCTGCATTCAGTTTGCTCTTCAGGCCGAACTTGATGCTGTCACCTTCCTGCGGCGTGTATTCCTCATCACCCTGCATGAGCTGCAGCTGGATGGCCAGAGAGTCACCACGCGTCAGTCTGATGGTTGTACCTTCAATCTGATACATTTACATCACCCCGCTTTGTTGTAGTTGTCTGTAGAGATTTTCAGGATGGCACCCATGAACAGGTCAACGGCCATGATGGTCGCCACAATCTGCTCACCATACGGCAGGCCCCAGATACCGGAAACCGCGCTGTATAAAGTACCGCACGCAGGCAGGACGATCTGCGCGATGTACTTCAGGATGTCATAAGTGTCGTTAGACATTTTGAACATTGGATCACCTCCTATAAGAACGAGTGCTCGTCCCAGCACTTCTGGTGAATAGTTCTGATGTGGTTTATGGCAGCCACTGCCTGATTGTTCTCAAACTCTGGATGACTGTTGCAGTAACTCTCGTACCTGTCGATTTCATCCAGGATCTGATTGAAGTATTCTTTAGAGTGTTTCATGTTGTTGTAGAGCTCGTCATCAAACCGGAGGATTCTCATCCGGCTGTTGATGGCGTTGTTTTTGTCCATACAGGCCTGCAGGCCCTTAACTCTCCCGTTGACCTTCTCCAGTTCGTCCAGTACCTTCGTCAGCTCCGGCTTCTGGATGACGTTGGTTAAGAATGTCCAGAATCCGGTGGAGGCAAAGACGGCCAATACAATGGCCAGAATGTGCTCATTCATGATAATCAGTCCCTTCTATGTAAGTATGTCTAAGAGTTGTACGAATGCAGGGTGCTCTGATAATCATGAGGAACCTCCTTTCGGACATATAAAAAGCCCGAAGCAAATGCTCCGGGTGTGAATGGTTTATTTTATTAATCGCTTAAAGGAGACCCAAATGAATACTATAGAATCCATTATGAATCTGATGAAGCATGACCTGTCTGCTGGACAGCTTATGAAGCTCCAGTCCGTACTTGAGGCCGTACTGGCCGTGCAGAAGGAACTGCCGTCTGTTGATGACCTTATCCGCAGATTTGAGACCTCAAAGCGCCTGATGGGCATCAAGGACACTTCTCTTTGCCAGTACACGCTGGAGGTCCGGATGCTCAGCAAGAATATGTCGAAGCCGCTGAACCAGCTGACGACTACCGACATCAAGGACTACCTGTCACGGTACCGTGCCGAACACAGCATCAGCATGGTGACCACTCAGAACAAGTTGAGGTTCCTGTCGTCATTCTTCGAGTACATGGTGGATGACGGTTACATCACGAAGAATCCCATCAAAGGCATCGGCCGCATCCTGGTAGAGAAGCGCATCAAGAAGGCCTTCACGGCAGAAGACCTCGCCCGAATACGGGACTCATGCCGGACGCTCCGTGACCGGGCGCTGGTCGAGTTCCTGTATTCCACCGGCTGCCGTGTCTCTGAGTGCACCGCCCTGCAGGTCAAGGACATCGACTTCCGGGCCGATGAGCTGATAGTCTTCGGAAAGGGACACAAGGAACGCGTCTGCTACCTTAACAAAATCGCGAAGAACTACCTCCGGGAGTATCTCCGCAGCCGGGAAGCTTCCCCCGATGCTCCACTCTTCTGTCACACACGCGTGGATGCGCGCCTCACCCCCAGAGCTGTTGAGCTCATTCTTAAGGACATCGGTCAGCGGGCCGGTGTGGAGAACGTACACCCTCACCGGTTCAGGAGAACCTTCGCCACTGACCTGTGGAAGGCCGGAGTGCCGGTGGAGACCATCCGCATCCTGATGGGCCATACCAACATTGCCACCACCCTCAGATACATAGATATAGACCCGTGCGGCGTCAAGCAGGCGTTTACACGGGCCCAGAAGGTGATGGCAAGAGGTAAATGACTCTTTCGGGTATACTATACGATCTGTTCCGCCATTACCAAGTGGTCACTCATTGCATGGAATAGATATTCCGGAGACAGCCTACTGTCCGAGTTGGACTGATGTCCCTACTAACGTAAGTGCAGCCGGATATACATTAAATCTTCCTCACATGGATAATAAGCGTTATAAGAAAGTATTTTACATGCCTTATAATTCTAACAATTTGTATTATACGACATGTAATGATGGCGTTTGGAGCGCGTGGACGAAAATCATATAAGTAAATGACTCTTTCACTCTCAATGAGTATGCCGCGAATGTGACGTTCGGCTCAGATGCTAATCATGCGGAACACTGGGTCAATATCAAATGGTATGACAGACAGTATTCTCTGAGGTTTGGAAATGCCGGTATCACATACAGATATTACAACGGCTCTACATGGACAAACATTTGGACGAAATGACTCTTTAGCCGGCAAGATGAACACCGGCATATATACGTTGGCAAACTTTACTCAGTTGGCTGTGTCTTGTGATTACAATGGAACTGATGTTAGAAGAATTAATTTTACCTTCAGATTCCACACAGGTACCAGCTACGTCTTTAGAATCAATACCCCTGCCGGAGCCAAGACATTCGTCTTAGACTTCTACGACTATAATGGCAATTTCACACGACTCTGGCAGGGTACGTTAAATTAAATGACTCTTTGTCTCAAAAAGCCGTTGGCAAAAATTTCTCTCTTCTATTCAATACTAACCTAGTACAGTTTGCAATCCGATTAAACCCTGCTGACTTTGTGTATAAGGGCACACGGTATGTACAGGTGCAAGCCGTAATAGTAGCAAATGGAAGTGTTGCCGTTCAAGGAATCAGAGCTGGCGGCTCTTCATGAGAGACTTTGAGCTAAATGACTCTTTACCCTTGTGTATGGCTGGCCGTGATTGGGGTACAGATGATAATCTCAAGCAGATAGGCTTTACACCGTATCCATTAAAAGGCGACTTCACTTTTTCAAGTGGGACGCGAGTGATTGTTAACAAAAGCGGTATCTTGTATTACTGGAAAGGTACACTCGTATGGACTATTAGGCCGTAAATGACTCTTTATCACAGATGGAAACATTCCAGCCGGGGGTTGATCCAGCAGAATGGACCGGCAACTATACCAACACTTTTTCTAACCCCATTACGGCATATAAGACTATCATGATTTGGGCAGAATACAATGGTCAGGTAATGGATTCCATAACAGCGCCGTTGACCTTTTTTGCTGGCAAGCCTGTTTATCTCGGCTGGAATGATGGTTCGCTAAAGGCAAGCGCGAAAATTCAAGTGTCCTCAAATTACGGCTCAGCAACCGTGTCAGGGTTTACTGGCTTCACCAAAGTTGCCTTGCGAGGAATTAGGTAACCTTAAGCTAACTGGCCAAATATACATCTAATGGTATAAGTTCCAGCAGGTGCAGCGGTTCCTTGATCCGTGTATAGTTTCACATATATTAAGTTGCTGTAAGTGTAGAACTGTGCGACTATGTTGTTTGTATTGATTACATATCCATTGATAAAGGTTGTGTAATTAATTACATTGCCGGAATTTAGGTTGATCTGAGCTGCCCCGCCCTGTGTTATCGAAAGCGTTACATCATTATGCCAGACGTTGCCCCAGTGCCAACCGTTATTTATTGAAGCTCCATTATAATGAATAGTATATGTATAAGCATATGCGCTATCAACATACATAAAGGCATGGTATGAGTTGAGATTCCCATAATGAATCAGTACTCCATATGCTGATGCAACAGGAAAGTCTGAAGCGGATGCGCACTGCACGATATATGTGCCAAGTGGCAATGTTCCTAGAGCAGCCCTTGTCAACTGTGACGCTTGTGTTAAGGTCGTGACTGTATCCAGCCTCGGGAGATTCGCTAAAGAGTCATTTAACGAAGAAAGTCCACCTGTGACGGTGCCGTTCCCGATGGAGCTGATGTCGGTCGTGCCAAGCAGTTTATACAGGAAGCGGATGTTCTTAAACATCTGGGACATCTTAGCAAACAGGCTCTTATGAGTC